GGGAGTCGTGAGATCGGCCAGCCTGGCTTGCCTGTGCGAAATCCTGCGTGTGTTCTGAAGCCCCTGCCACCGGCTTTTTCAGGTTCTTGCGGATCCAGAGGTGACAGCGGCTTCCTCCCTTGACAGGCCCTTCGAACGACGCGGCCAGATGTTTATCCTGCCATTTACGTTCAAACTCCCTGTTCGCGTCATGGATGATCACGATGTCGGATACAATTGCCGCGACCGCAGTGGAAACTTCTCGTGAAGCGCCGCCGCTGGGACCATCAACAAACGCCAACTGCGGTATAAACGGATGTGTCAACCCTAATGTACAAGAATCTTTTCCATCCCACAACCGGATGTCCGGGACCCGGGTCCGCGCGGATTTCAGCACAACATCAATCCACGCCTGTTTGTCTTCATACGTCACCACCTGCGGACAAGTGTCGTTCAGTAGAAGCGTGGATAACCCCGCGCCGAACTCCAGGACAGTGGTCACACCGTGTTCGAGAATGGTTTCTTTAATGAACTCCCAGTCCTGCTTCGTGATGCTGGCGCCTCCCCAATGAAACCCGGGAAACGGCTCTTCCGGTACGTTATCCACAGGTTTATCCACAGGAACCGAAGCAGCTACAACTCTAGGAAACTTAGGCTTTTGCGACGGTTTGTCTTTACTCAACGCGCCGCCAGTATAGTACCGCGCCAGTTCCCGGGATATGTCTCCCGGGGTGATCAAGTCAACACAGCGCGGAGTCTTATCCACCAAATCCTCACACGTGCTGATGTCGCAGTGCCAACACGCCCGGTTGACCGCGCACGGCAGGCACCCGTCAGTCGAGAGGTACCGGTGCCCGGGGTACCGGGTAAACGATACCGGTTCGCGCGCGCCGGCAACCACAATCGCCGGTTTATACAGCGCTGCGGACAAGTGCATGTGAAAACTCACCAGCCCGATCGATCCTTCCGCGTTCAAGAACAGCTTAAACAGGTCACGGATCCCTGTGTTCTTATCCTGTGTCTGGCCAATATAGTTCACCACGTTCGGGCCATGGAGCGCTTGGTGGCCGTCTTCTTTCGCGCCGATCTGGTAGAACAACATGTCGCGGTTCTGGTCTACAAACTCCTGCCAGCGCTCAAACGGGTACATCTTACAGCCCCATCCTTTTTCCCCGCCGATGACTATGACCCAATATGGCCGGTCAACAATCCGCGGCGCATTGTATTCCTCCTTCGTCAACCAGATGTCAGGCCTGCTTTCGCCTTGAGGGATATGGATCCCCAGGGAATCCTCAATCGACATCCGGTACGCGTTCGCAAAATGCCAGTCCACCCGGTTCGACTGGTTCGTCCCGCGTGACGGCCCAATCATCAGCGTATTCGCTTCCGTAGCCTTCAGGCTGCGATCAATATACGGGTTATTGTCCCAGATATGACCGGCCGTGGATACCACGTTGACGCGCGTGTCCGGAAACGCGGCTTTGAAATCCCTTACCGCGCAGGTGAACATCAACATGTCTCCGATGCGCTGGCGGTTACGGAACACAATTTCTTTTGGAACATCTTTGCATTTAGCAAAAGCAACCCCGGTTTCAGTCATAGCCGCGGTGATCACCGTCCGCATCGCGTCTTTATTATCTAGATCTCCGTGTACGTGCGTGCGCCCGGTTGCGGGATCCAACACCGACACCAGGTGGAAATCACGTTTCTTAATCTCCTCGACGGATTCTGAACAAATAGGGCAGGTTATCATGTTACCATCCTCCGTGTATTTTTGAGCAAATGTACGCAACGTCGTCTGGCGTCACGTGCATGCCCAGGGGTAATGAGATATATTTCTCCTCCAGCGCGTTCATGACAGGCAAGTCGGCGCGTTTGCCGCCAAAGATGGAATACACGTCGTTTCGCACCTGGACGATGTTGGTGTCGACGTCTGCATCGTAAAGCATCCTCGCGAAATCGTTTCTGCGGTCAACCAGCACCGTAGCCAGCCAGTAGGTGTTCTTCGTGCCGTCCACCATGGTGATCCCGTCCATCCCGTCGAACTCTTTCTGGTACATCCTGAACAAGTCTTGGCGGTAATTTATCACGCGATAATAGTTTTGCAGCCCCGCCATTCCCAGTGTTGCCGCGATGTCCGTCATCTGTGCTTTGAACCCGGGCAGCTCAATATCGAATGTCATTTTCCGCTCTTTATACGCCTGCCATCCTTCCTGTTCCTTGCGTTCGCGATCGATACCGAACCAGCGCAAAAGTTTAGCGTTACGGTAATCCGCCTCATTACGGACCACCAGCATGCCTCCGTCACCGGTCGTGATGTGTTTTATCGCCTGGAACGAGCAGCAGGTATAATCCCCGCGGAATATCCCCAGAGCCTGACAGGCGTCAGACACTACCGGGACTTTAGCACCGTTGTACATCGCGCCGGCACATTGCGCGCTGATACCTCCCAGATGGACCTGTACCACGGCTTTTGTTTTTTCGGTGATCTTGCGTGCGGCGTCTTTCGGGCTGATACAGAGCGTATTCGGATCGATGTCAGCCCAGACGATCTTTGCTTTGCGGCGTAAAAGGGGTATGTTGGTTGCGGTACAGGTCAGCGGCGTCGTAATAACTTCATCGCCTTCTTTGATCCCGATGAGTTCATAGGCAATGTCCAGCGCAGATGTCCCGGAGTTCACACTCACCGGATACTTGACATCGAACAGGAACCCGAACATTTCCTCGAACCGTTTGACTTGCGGGCCTTGGCCAATCCACCGGCCTGCAAGAACCTTGGTGACTTCCTCGGCCGCTTCAGGTGGAACGTATGGATAAAAAAGGTCTATCATAATTGGGCTCCTCCGTGATTGTGTGTCCCGGGAGGAGCGCAATCTCGCGCTTCTCCCGGGACGTGACTCTTACTTAAACGTCAGTTCGGTCATACAGTTTGCGTTCCCGCCTTCATCGTAATAAAGACCGGTCTCAAACCGTTTTCCTTGTGGCCATTCTTTCGTGATCGTTCCGGCCGCGGCAGGAAGAGCGAAACATACCAGTATCTTCGCTGATCCGTCAAGGCCGTCACGAAGGTACACCAAGTTCCCTGCAGTAGCTCCAGTATAGGCAATCGTTGTCGAGAAGACATAACCATCGCCGGTCTTTAAGAGCTGGCTGGCAGTAAGAACCTGGGGCGTTTCTGCTAAACCCTGGATTCTTCCCATTGGTTATACCTCCCTTACGTAACTGCCTGTGAGCTCGACGAACTCGACGAACTCGACATACTGGATGAACTGGAACTTGAAGAACTGCTCGACGAACTCGACGATCTTGAGCTTGACGAGCTGCTCGATGAACTGCGGCAGCTCGATGAGCTTGACCGGCAGCTCGATGAGCTGGATACGGATACACTCGATGAGCTCGAGCTTGACGACGAACTCGACCGGCAGCTGGAGCTTGATGAGCTGGAGATCGATGAACTGGAAGAACTGCTCGAACTTGACCTACAGCTGGAGCTTGACGACCGGCAGCTGGAGCTTGATGAACTGGAGATCGATGAACTGGAAGAACTCGAATCCAGCGCGACATCAAGCACTTGCCCCAACGACGTGTAATCGGTATCATCCAGCGTAGCATCGGCGTCTGCCGCGACAAGCGCCACGGTGAAGTTATCGATAAACGCGTCGATGAACCCGCCGATGTCGCCTTGGTGTTCACCCAGCTTCATGATGCGCCCGCCGTAGGTATCAACCGGATACGACGTTGTCGCGAACTTCGCGTTCGTGAATATCGTCGTTCCGGCAATACCGTCATCCGCGGCCATGGCGTCCATTGCAGCGTTGAAGTTCGTGCGCAGGTTTTTCAGAAGCAGGTTGACTTGGCCTTGTGGACCGGCAATCGGCGTGATCTGTTTGCCGTACGTGGCGCCTATGGTAGGTGTCGAAACGCCGTAATCCGTGGCAAACGTCGTGTCGCCGGTGTCAGCGTCGACTTTTGCCAGGAACGCGTTCCAGTTGGTAACGATGGAGTCAAGGACCGTATATATCCCTTTCCACCAATACCCTCTGTCTTTGATCTTTTCGGTAAACCCCATGTGTACCTCCCTCTTATTTCAGCTTTAAGGACCAGCCCTGTTGAGGAGCCGGTTCACAATCCCCACGGAAAAGGATGTATCCCGGGTCCGCAGTGGAGAGTTGCCCAGACCATCCGGCCTACGGCACAGGGCCGGTCCAGAAAGCCTCTTTTTATAAGGTTCCCTTACGCGGTGCTCGCTGCCGCTGATGCGGAGTGAATCGTGATCACGCCGTAATCAACGGAGTTGAATATCGGCTTGATCGCGCCGAATATCGCGCCGCAGGAGATACCCCACTGGTTTTCATAGTCGAAGAGTTTCTCGACCCACTTCACTTTACGGCCCCAGGCCAACACGCCGGCCTGCTGTCCGCAAAGCACGTTTCGAGAAACGTACGCCGCGCCCGAACCGTCGTTCGTGCGGTACACATATTCGTGCTCATGCACGATAACCCCGTTGTACGTCCCCTCCGCTCCGGAGAAGATCGGGTTATCCTGTCCACGCACGCCCGCGTCCCGGTGCGCCTGGTGCCACACGGGATCCTGCCTCAAAGCCGTCATGTCGTACGGATGCAGCAACAGGACGTAATGAGGTTTACCATCCACGCGGATCGGACGGATCTTCGGAGAAGCCAATTTCGCCATTTCTTTGGCGGCGTCGATGCACTTGGTGTCGAACTTCATGGTGGAGGTGACGGACCCGATAGCGCCCGCGTTGCCGGCGAATATCGACCGCGTTGCCGCTGCGGCTGTCGGCGTGTTTGCGAACGTGCTTGTCGTCTTTCCGCAGAGCTTGTCAAGAAGCTCCTGCTCAAGACGTTCCGCCCACCAGTCGGCCAGACGGTTCTTGGCCTTGGTGCGCATGTTGTACGCGGACTTCTGCTCTTCCATGTCGCCCGTCATACGGACAGCGTGGCGCAGCTGATTGATCGCGACGTCTTCATCGTAATCAGTCGTTGCCTCTTCGTTGTCTTCCAACGTAGAGTCACCGGATATCCCGGCGCCGGACAGTTTCATGCCCAACCCGAACGATATGTTCGTCCCGGGTCCTTTCGTGAGATCTTCCATCTCTTGGATCATAACCTGTTCGTTCGTGCCCATGAACCTCGACATGTACAGGTTGTCACGGACGTCGGCGAACAGCTGTTTACGCCATAACTCCGGGCGTAAACCGGCGATGGTTGCTGATACGGCCATAGTGTATGTGCTCCTTTAACCTTGCCCGTACTTCTTCAAGAACGCGTCACGCGTCTTCTTGGGCAGCTTCGCGAACTGGAGATCCGACATCGCCACGATCTGCTGCAACGTGTACTCATCGATCTTGTCCGCGGCGTCGCCTTCACTTGAAGTAGCATGAGCTGATGTTTTCGTTTTGGTAGACTCCAGTTTCGCTTGAGCCTCGCGCGCTTTGCGCTCTTTCTCCAGCTCTTCGGGAGTCTTAGTTGGTCCTTCCGGTTTTTTCTTTCTCGCGGCGACTTTCGTCTGCGCCACGGGAAAGAGTTTAGCGAACTCGGGATCGCCCTTGATCAGCTGATACGTCACTTCAGCTGGATTTTGACCTGCTCTCACTGCATCGGATATCTTTGCCAGATGATCCGGATTTGTTTCAATGATCTCGGGACTCAATTCCATGACCGCTTCGTAATCGTCCTGATGTGCGCGCTGGGCCGCTTCATCGCACAGCTTTAAATAGTTTCTGTACACCGGGCTGGGCCCGGTTGCCGCCGCTGCCGCCGGCGTTTCAGGTACGGGTGCGGCTTCTGTCTTCGCGGCGTCTGCAACGGCCAGCGCCTCTTCTACCGTGATGTAATCCGTTTTATCCCTGCTCTTGAGTTCATCGAGCGCGCTTTTCTTTACCGGCGCGGCCGGTGCGTCTGCCGGTTTCGCTAATTTAGCTTTGGCTTTCTCGAACAACGCCGCGTCCCGTTCCTGTTCAGCTTGCTGCCGCAGTTTCCGGTCCCGGCGCATCTGCCAGAAGTACGCTTTTTCCCGCTCACTCCACCCTTCTTTTGAAAGGTCAATCTGTGCGTCTTTGAGCCCTTCAGTTTCCTGGAACTTGCGCTCAAGTTTGACCAGCGGGTCTTTCTCATCAGCCGCGGCCTGTTGAGCGGTTTCCGCGGCGGTGACCTCGACCTCGGTTGCTGTTTCTTTTAACCCGGCGGCTTTTGCGCGCGCGGACAGCGCGGCTGCTGCCTGTTGTTCGGGTGTGGGCGCTGGCACGTCTTTCTTTTGTCCCGGGGGGATACCATCAGCATGCTCCGCACCTTCCCAATCAACTGTGTCATCAGCCTGACCGGTATCCGCAGCACTTTCATCCGGGGGTAACCCCATCACGAACTGCGACTCTTCCGCGGTCAACTCCTGTTTATTCTTGAGCTTCGTTTCCACACTTTCAACGGTGATCTTCTCTCCTGGCATTATGGGCTCCTTGTATGATCGGGATTTACGGGGATCCCGCACCCTTCGCTGTGGTTGCGGCAGCGGCCGCTTGTTGCGCCTTCTCTTCTTGAACCCGTTTCTTGATATCCGCGCTGTTGGGAAGGTCCATGTACTCAAGGATCAGGTCAATCGGAATCGGCGCGCCCGCTTTCAATAGCTCGCTTAGTTCCTGGAATGTTTCAAACCGGATCGTTGAGTTCTGATCCGCTTCAGTTATTGAAGTGTCGTACTTATGATCGCTCACCATGGTCAGAAACGCCTGGAACACCCCGTCCGTCAACCCTTTGGGGTACTGCGGACTCGTGTTCTCCGCGATGTACTTGACACCCACGGTCTTCTTGAGCTTCTTCACGTCGAACACCAGCGGCATCACCTGAAGCATGAAGTTCCCCAGGATGTCTTTGGAATACCGGTAATTAAAGAACAGACGCGCAAGAGCAAGCACCGCCTGTTTGATCCGCAAGGATATAGCCCGGCCGCTGGCTGTTCCCTCCTGCATCCCCATCAGGTCCGCGTTGATGGTCGATATCTGTTTAAACTCTTCGTCTGCCTTCTCCTCGCGCTGAATATGGCCTACGTGCGGGCCTTGGGCGTGGATCTGGTCTACGCTCTTACCGACCTTGGTCTTAACCACGATACCCGCCTGTGACCCCATCTTCTCAAGTTTCTTCCACCCTTCCGGGGACAGCGCGTCTTCTTCGCCTTTCCACCCGGAGTTTGCCTGCGTTGAGAGGATATGCAGGTATGACGACTTCGCCTTGTTCTTCTCCCGCTGGGGATCCTTGAGCGACCGCACGATTCCTTGAGTGCGCAGCTCTTCAGTTGCAGCGTTCGGAGCCCAGTCAGCCAACAACCGGAAGAACGGGTACCCGGAATAATACGGCTCAAACGGGCTCACCTCGTTCTGCAGTAAGTGTCCTGCGGCAATAGCCGCGACCCACATTTCAGGAACTTTGCGTTTGACAGGGGTGATCCCATCACCTTGCTGTGCGGAAAACGTCTTGGCTTCCTCTTCAGTCCTGAACTTCTCGGGTTCTCCGTCTTCTTTCCGTATCACGAACCAGCGGTCAACCATCTTGAACCGCCAGTACTCGGTCACCAAGTACTTGTCCTCGTCCCCGTCATCTTCTTCGTCTTCATCTGATCCTGGAGTAACCACGGTCGTGGCGTTCGGCCTGTTCCCGTAATCGTCACCGTCCCCGGACACCTTCTCGGCTTCAGTAAACGGCGTGTTCTCCAGCGCGTCGTCGGTGTCCTGTGTGAACCCGGCGATCACGTCTGCTTTGTCGGGATACAGGTCTTTCAGCTTATCTTTCGCCAACCTGACCAGTTTGATCACAGACGGACACCCGTCGTTGAGGTCATACTCTTTGAAATCCGGGTCCGGAAGAATCTGAAACGGACTGCGTACGGCAAACGAGAGGTTGCCGCGAATCGGGTCTTTGTCGTATACTAGGTTCGCTTCCATCCACCCCTTGCCGCAGTAACACCCGTCATCGAACCAATAACCCTCTTTAAACGACAGGTGCGCCCATTTATCCATCGCGCGCAACGCTTTGTCGCAAACCTCACTGAAAATCTTGTCCTCGCCGCCCTCCGGGTTAACTTTGATCCGCGATGAGTTCTCTCTCTGATACCCGGACACGATGTTGATCAACGGCTTGATCCGGTTAAACGTCAGACACGGCCGTCCTTCAGCTTTCAGCGTAGAGCGCTCTTCATCAGTCCACTGGTCTCCCAAAGCAAACCTGTAGTCTTCTTTTCCGACCGTGAACCAGTCGTTGAGTTTCCGCTTGGCGTACTCGCGCTTGCGGATTATCTCTTTAACCAGCGGGTCAGCCGGGATACCTTGTTCTTTTACGTCGCCTTCCGTTTTCTCTGAAAGCATACCTCGCTCCTTCTATGCGGCCATCGCGCTTTTCACGGTCGTGGACACTTCATCCGTGTCGTCAGTTTCACGCCATCTATCTTTTCCGACAATCGGTTTTGCGAACTTCCGCGCCCAGACATTTTGTACCCAAGCGTCCGCGCGGTTACAGCTGCGTCCAATCCGGTCTTTCAGATCATCTTTGTCTTCAAGCTGGATCTTCCCTTGACGGTTGATGAAATACTTCATTTCCACCAGCTCCTGCTTCAGAAACTCGTCATCGGGAATTTGCTCTCTGCCGGCTTCGACTTCTTCCTTGGCATAGAACCACATTTCAGCGCGCGCGTTCTCATACGGATCCTTCTGACGAGCCGATGCGCTTTTTGACTGTGCAGCCTGCGTTTTCCCGCAGGCGTACACGTATTGCAAGGTTACCCCGGCAGGTTTAATCGGGTCAAGGAACTGCGCAATCGGCGCGCCCATACCGTCGCACTCGATTGAAATATGGTTTGCCCCTATAGTACGCACCATCTGCAGGATGCGGGATACCGACGCCGGGGCCTTCTCTTGCGCCTGGATATCGGTCTTTATGATCCTCCCTGACTGGCCGCCGTATATCACCTGTTCATCATCCCCCATGCCTGCGGGATCACAGGATACCGCTATTTTGCGCACAGTCTGCCGCGGTTGCTGTTTCACTCCCCGGTCAACCAGCTCCTGCATGAACACGGTATCGATCGAGCTCCGGGGCTTGAGGCCACGAACACGCGCACGCCATAACGGATGGTCTTCTGTTCCTTCCGGGTTCCACTGCTCCCGCTTCTTCTCCACCCAAGTATACGACGCCATTCCCGGGATAACGTCTTTACGGTGGCGGTAGTTCGGCGATTCAAGCGCGTCAAGAGTCAACACGATGTTATGTGTGGTATCGTCAATCGCCCGGGCAAACGTGCCGGTGGTACGCAACGGGTTCCCGATCATAATAAGTAAATTTACGGTTGTGTTGAGGATGGAGTCGAGCTGTTCGAATATCTTGTCGTCAATGGCTTGTGCTTCAGAGGCGATAACACAGACGTGCGGGGAATGGAACCCTTGAGCTTTGCCGGTCATGGACCCGGTTTCTTTTGTGGTGAACCCGATGATGTACCATCCGGGTTCGATCTCGAGCTTGCAGGTAATCAGGTTTCCAGGAAGCGGGATCAACGCGTTGTTGAACCTGGTTTCGAGTTCTGCCCACATGATGTCCTTGACCTGGCGGTCTGTGGGCGCGGTAATAACAACGCGGGAGGGCTGGTAGTTATACAAAAACCAGGGAGCGATACAGCTGGATATAAAATCTTTACCTTGGGAGTTTGCGGAAGGGACAACGATAGGCTTATTCTGGGCAATCGCTTGCGGCAGAGCTTCCAGAATGGCGGCCTGGCCTTTAGAGAATATGGTAATCCCCAGAGCCTTGTGTATCCAATCTATCGGGCACAAGCGCGAGTGCTGGATCCACGCCTGCTTTTCTGCCAGGGTCAACGGTGCGGTCATTGGTTCCTTTATCAACGCTCGTTTCCACCTTAACACCGCCGGCGGAAACTACATCTTTAATGATCGTCACCAGGTTCACGCGTACGTCAGGGGATTCCTGCTTTACGCCTTCAATCTCTTCGCGCGATTCTTTAATCAGCGCGGCCACGGCTCCCAGTTGTACTTTATCGAGTTTACCGACGAGGTTGCCGTCTTTGTCGAAATAAAGTTTATCCGTCGACCATTTCAGCGCGTGGTTCAATCCCCGCAGCAGGTAATTCAACCGGACACGCTTGTTCGCCAGCGGGTGCTTCATTACTTCCGCGGCCATGTGCTCACGCATCAGATTGGTCAAATGCTTCCACTTGTGCCGCATCTGATACGTGCTGCGGATGTTTTCACGGGACATCGTGATCCCGTATTGCTCTTTGAGCTCTTGACAGATGACCGACGGCGCTAACCCCATCGCCAACATTCTGACAATCTCGATCCTAATCCGCGCCTGACTCCTGGTCTTATTGAGTTTCGGACCGGTCTGTCCGTGAGCTTTGACTCTGGCTGGCCAGGGTTTCTTTGCTGCTTTCATAACAAATTCCACGATAATTTCGGTTCAAAGTCGAACCGGGTAACATCGCATATAAAAAAAGAGAGAGCTCGTTAAACAGCACCCTGTTTGGTTGAGCTCTCTCTTTGAATCCGCGTATGCGTGACGCGGCATCTAATCGTTTTCTACCATCATTTCGCAAATTGTCAAGATATTTTTAATACACGCCGGCGCCTTTCTTGTTCTTCTTCGCCTGGCGGCATGGCTTGCAGCGCTTCGGCGCGTCGAATCCCTTGTCCGCAAAAAACTGCTGTTCCCCCTCGGTAAAATCGAACTCGTCGCCGCAGTCAACGCATACTAATTTTCTGTCTGCCATCTGGGTTAACCTCCTTTTGATTTTTTGACATGCGTTTGTGCTCCTGATATAATCGCCGAAACAGGGACCTGCGAGGTCGATCAGTCCTCTCCCTGTTCCGACGGATACATTAAATCGACCGAGGAAACTCGGATCCCGTTTTTTAACTTTGAGGGTGCCGACCTACGATCCTAGTAAAACCCCGGCCTGAATCCATCATCCCCTCCCAATCTTAAGCGCTGCTTTCTGTTTTGCAACCAAGTACATCGTCCCAATAGCAAACACCGTTTCCACGAAGCTCTCCGTTCCTACAATCACGGGAAGACCCGGATGCCGCTTGATCCAGCGATCAGCCCACTGTGTCGCTATGTTCAAGTACGCCCAGTCTATACCGAAGGCCCAGATCATGCACTGATCGATCTCCGAAACCGGCACTCCTGCCTGTTTCAGGATAAACCCGATCTTCGCTTCAAGCGTACCATGCGGGTCCGGATGCGCATGCTGCGTAATTACCTCAACCATGGGGAATATCCTTTTCCCCTTGGGGATTGAAATCACGAGTCACCGCTGCGTTGAAGTCAGCGACCGCGGCGCGCACGTCCTCAATCCCCAGGTTTACCCGGCGGTAATGGAAATCGATCATCGGGTTGCCTTCTTTGTCGATCTGATCACCAATCACCGCGACATAAAACACGTACCGCTTGCTGCGTACACACTGATGAATAATGTACAACAGATCCTTTGCGCGCGCGGAGTTTTCCGGAGTCAACGGAATATGACCGGTTTGCGGCGATGTCTCTTTGTCGTTTGGCATAGTGTTTCTCCTCTGTCTTTAGCGGTGATCAGGCGGTACGGGATGTTGGGGTACACCGCCTTAAAAAGCCGCTGCTTTAATTTCCAGACTCCCGTCATCACTCCCTTGAACTCGTGGATCTCCCAAGTGTCATTCCAGAAGTAGACTACGAAATCCACCACATGAAAACAAATCTTCTTCTCGTTGACCGGGAGATTGAAAGCCACTTGGACGCTGAACCCTTTGATCTCCCGGTTATACGACCGGGCCAACAGCGTGTTACAATAGTCCGCCTCTCCCTTGGAATCGTGCATGTGTTTCAAGAGGCACGCTGTCTTGATGTTGTGGTACTTTGACAACGACACACAGGAGACGTTCATTTCAAATACGCGACTATGCGCGCCGCCAGTTCGCGCGCAGGAAAGAACTCGGCCACGTTCTTGATGCCTGCGGGCTTGTCCAACACCATGACGAACTCGGTGATCTCGATCGTGATGTCGTCAATAAGACGGTTGCGGTCGGGTTTCTTGGTAAGCGCAGCATACTCTTTCTCCGGCACGACCACGTAATTGATCTTCTTGATGATCTTCTCGACCGTCCCCGCCTTCTCGAAATAAACCTTCTTTACGTCATCACCTAACCCCTCAAACGATTCCGGGGTCTTGCCGTTTAACTTTTGCTCCGTGTAATACAAAAGAGCGGACAACTGTGGGAGAAACTCTTCCCCTACGGCTACCGCGCCAGTATGAGCGCTCTGAATATTCTTACTTGCGTTGCTGACCACTGATCCCTCCTTTGTTTGTATGCGCGAATAAGTAACCGCGCGTTACGTTTCCCTCCGCGTGAAATATGCCGGCAGGTGTCAGAACACGTGTACCGAATCTGTGCTTGATCATACCTACCGCGGGGCAGCGGAACCCGGCATACCACACAAGCCGATGCGGTCTTCGTTACCCTTCCCAGTAACCCCCTGAACGGATCCCGGGTTGGC